AAGCGTCTTGGCTATCTCATCAGGAAGCACCGTTGCCTGTATGCTTGCTATTGCGTCATTTGCCATGTGTTTTCTCCTTTATCCTAACGCTATTGCCAAAGCTGTTGCATCGTCTGTTGTGGCTGCGCCTATTTGTGTTGAAAGCTCAGAGGCACTTAGACCCTCGATGCTCGTTCCGTCAACTCTTAGAAAATCATCATCAACTATATTTGCATTTGCAACTAACACATTTGTATTTGATATTCCAGTAGCTAATGTTGCTGTTGCTGTAATTGATGTACCGTTTAATGTCATAGCATCAGCTTCAAGAGTTCCGTCTACATCTACGTTCCCAGATATATCTAATGAACCTGCTTGTAACGCTCCGTCTGTAACGGATAAGTTTCCTGTGGATTCTCCTGTTGCTGTTGTGGTTCCTACAACAAATGTATCTCCACTCTCATCCCACATAATTATGGCGTTGTCTCCAGTAGAGCCTCTTTCGATAACTACACCACAATCATTTGAATTTGATGTAGCTCCACTGTTTAGTTCCAACAAACTATCTTTGACGGTTGTATTTGTAGTATCCACTGTTGTGGTTGTTCCGTTTACTGTAAAATTACCTGTGACTACCAGATTATCGTTTACTGTTGTCTCTGATGTAGTGTGTCCAAGAGATATTGCCGTTCCTGATACGCCTGTACCTATTGCTACAGACTCACTACTATTGGCTGTATCAACGATAAGATAATTGTCTGTTCCTTGCTTTATTGTAAACGCTGTTGCTGAATTGTCGGAAACGGCTACGTTTATGTCTGTTCCAGTTGGTCTTGGACTTATGGAATCTACAGATAGGTCACCTAAATTGGTCGAACCTAATACTACTGCATGGTTTCCCATGTATCCATGACTGCTACACTGATAGTACAAAATCTTAGGGGTATCTTTAGTTACGACTATTTGTGTATACGCTCCAGAACTACCTGCTGTTCCATTGGTTGTGACATTTGTTGTATAAGCTGTAGTTTTGGCTGCATCTAGGTAAAATCTTAATGGATGACCACCATTTGAGCTATCTGCTTGATCAAACCTGTAATAATAACCAGAATCTGATGTTACACTGTCTGCCCCATACAATGTTAAAGCAGGAGATTGTACTCCATTTAAAACATAAGCTAAACCACTTCCATCTCCTTGATAGGGATGACCAGATTTAGATGCAACTGTAACTGTAAATGTTAAGGGTGATGATGAACTTCCATATCTACCTACATG